ATGGGCGGGCCGAAATACTTAGAACGGGCGATGCTGTTCGAGGCTAGCGAAATGCTTCGAATTATCGGAACCGTGATGCGATGACAACCGATCCTGTGGAAGCCCTTGCAGAGCGACTAGCTCAGCAGGGTTTTGGCACTTATCGTACGGCTCAAGTTTATGTAGAGCCTGAACGGGGTATTGTTTTTGACTTTCAACCAGCAGTGCCTTCCCGCGTATTAGTACTCACTACTTATGCTGGTCCGGAAGCAGATTCACTATTGCCCTATGATACCCCGCGGGTTCAAATAATGAGTCGGGACGATAACCCTGCTGCCTCTCGCCAATTACTTAAGTCTATCTATAACGACTTGCATGGTCTTGGCCCTATTACAATATCCGAAGTCCGTTTCCTTTTGGTTATAGCTATTGGTTCAGGTCCGACGTATATTGGTAGGGATGACAACAAACGTCATTTGCATGCGCTTAGTGTCGAATTGACCGTACACAATCCCAATCGGAGAGGACTACCGGCATGACAGAGCAGATTAACGCTCGCGGGTGGATATTTCAGGTCAAGGCTGCGGATAACCTTACCTGGGTGGATATCCTCGGAAAGCGTACGTTTAAGTTGAATCCGGGGGAAAATCAGGAAGTAACAGATATGACTACTTTTGAGGATGAAGGTCAGCACCGGGATCAACCGATGCAACGGGGCTCGAAATTAGAGCTAGAAGGGAAATACTTACTCTCGGCTACGAACGTGAGGGACCCTGGACAGTTAAGAGTGGAAGCCCTAGGTGTTTTAGTAGGGAATGCAGCCGTTGGTACTCTGCGGTTCCGCTATACAACTCAGGTAGTTTGGACAGTATGGGCATGTTGGGTTGCTCTTGGAGAAGTCGGGGGAGAAAACAACGATAAGACTTCCTGGGCGGGTACGTTTACTCGTCACGGCGTGGCAACTACAATGGCGGTAGTCTAATGAGTGACGAGTTTCCCGATGCAGAATTGGCCGAGGATACGTTAGATTTCGATCAATTCTGGGCAAGCGAGAAAATAAAGAAGCAAGAAAAGGTAAAGATACTAGGAGAGTGGGTAATTGTCCCGACCGATATTCCATTAGCTATTGAACAAAGAGCACAGAATACTAAAGTAGGGGATCCTACCGCTACAAAGGAGCTGTTAGCCGCGCTTTATGGAGAAGGCGCCTATGATGAATGGGTTAACCGCGGACTAACGTTACGGCAGCTCACAATCATTATGGCATGGTCGATGCTGCGAATTCAAGGGAACAAATTGTCCTTTGCAGAAGTAGCCGAGAAAATGGACGAGGTTATGGCCTCGGGAAAAGTTCAAGCCTTATTCGGCTCTATTGGGGCGCAGTCGAATCCGGATTCAAAGCCACTTATCGACTCGACAGAAACGAAATAGTCGAAATGGGTTCCCGGCAATTTTATGTATTATTGAGAGGACTACCGGCTGATTGCTTATTCTGGCAGCTTTGCAAGAAAACTCCGCAAGAGGGAAATGCGGAATGGATTACTGCGAGGGCGAGAGGCTAATCTGTGAATCTTGGAGAGTTAGTCGCTCACGTTGACGTTGAAATTGAGGAGGGTCTCAATAAGATACGTCGGGCTAAGAGCGGATTTGTTGACTTAGGTAATACTATATCAAGCTCTCTTGCCCCGCTTGGTATGGCGTCTAACCTCCCGTTGGTAATGGGGGCTATATCTGCGGCCTGGGAACTTTCCGGCGCACTGGGGGTAGTCCCTGCCCTCGCGGGCGCGGCAGCTTTGTCCATAGGGACAGTCAAGCTAGCAACTCAGGGTTTCGGCGAGGCGATGAAAAACGTTCGTGACCCTAAAGCCTTTGCCGAGGATATTAAGAGTCTTTCACCCGCTGCTCAGGACACGGCACGCTCTATTCAAGGCTTAGTACCGCAATGGGATGCATTACAGCAACGGGTGCAGAATACGTTCTTTGCTGGACTTAATACTCATGTTGAAGCTCTTGGGAATACATATATTCCGGTTCTTGGAACGGCAATGGATAGGACGGCAGGTTCATTTAATAGGGGAGCTAAAGGAGTTGCTGAGTTTCTTGAACAGGGCAGTACTGTAGACGATGTTTCCGCATCGTTCGGAAATATGAATACCTTTATTGACCAATTAGTAGGAACCGCGCCGGCTTTAGTGGCTATGATTGTTGACTTTGTTACAGTAGGTTCTGAGTCATTGCCCAGTCTCGGCGGGTACATTGTCGAGTTAATTAATAGATTTACGGAGTTTATCAATAAAGCTAGGGAAAGCGGTCAGTTAGGAGAGTGGATTCAAGGTGGGATAGACTCTTTAAAGATTCTCGGATCTATTCTATTTAACATCGGGGGAATCGTAGTCGCTGTTTTTCAGGGAGCCAATCAAGATGGGGGCTCTTTTCTTGTTATGTTACAAAATCTGACAGGGCAGATGCTGGCCTGGGCACGATCCGCCGAGGGTCAAGAAAAAATTGGGGAACTATTTGCCGCACTAGGTCAGATTGTGTTTGCTTTGCTCGAGATTCTACCGGTAGCAGCCGGGGCCGTTTTCTTCCTGGCGAGTGCCTTTGCAGGTTTACCCGGTCCAGTGCAGTCTGTCCTAGGTTTCCTAATCGGTTGGGGAGTTATCCTAGGTCCGCTCATTTCTAGACTTATGCCGCTTATTACATTGCTCGGAATGCTTAGGCTTTCCATGATTACTACTGCGGCAACCAGTGTTGCTACCGGTGCTGTTTGGGTTGCTTCGACAGTAGCATCTGCGGCTGTAGTAATTGCACAATGGATTGCTATGGGTGCAGCCGCAATGGCTCGAGCGGTTATGATGGCAGCGGCATGGGTTATAGCAATGGGTCCAATTGGTTGGATAATTGCTGCGATTGTTGCTTTAGTAGCACTTATCATTTACAATTGGGATGCTGTATGGGCAAAAACTCAAGAGGTATGGGGAGCGATATGGAACTTTATTCAGGTAGCAGCCGAGTTTATAAAAAATATAGTAATGGCTGCGTTAAAGTTCATTCTAGACCTTTTCTTACGATACCATCCCGTTGGAATTGTAATACAACACTGGGATGCTATTGTAGGTGCAATCTCAAATGGGGTGGGTAGGGCAATTGGTTTTGTCACGAGCTTACCCGGCAAGATTACTGGCGCATTAGGTGATGCCGGGCGATGGTTAATAGACGCTGGAAAAAAAATCATTCAAGGATTGATCGATGGCATCCTGTCCATGATTGGCCGGGCAGGACAGGCTATAGGAGCCGTGGTCCGGCGTATCCGAGACGCGCTTCCGTTCTCCCCTGCTAAGTGGGGGCCTTTGTCCGGTCCGGGCTCACCTGACCTTGCTGGCCGCACGCTAGGAGCCATGCTGGCAGCCGGTATCCGCCGGAGCCTCACTGAGGTAAGTAACGCAACTGTGCAGGTGGCCAGTGCCGCACAGACGAGCACCCTGGAGGCTCCTGGCCTTGCGGCTGGTGGGGTAGCCGGCCTGGACTTGCGGGACGTAGAGGCTGCCCTACAGCGCGCCATGACCAAGGCTATGGATCAAGCTCGATTGCTGATCGACGGAACGGGAGCAGCTCGATTGGTCAATACCACGAATCAATTAGACTCGCGGAGAATGGGAGGATTCAGTGGCCGGTAATGAGCGTTTTCTGATTGGCCCCCTCGGGTATCTACAGCCTCTCCCTTCTCCGTTTGCTAGTAAAGGAGTAACTACACCCGTTATGCGATTGGGTGGAACAAGGCAGAGCGCTACTGGACACAGTAGTTTATCTGTAGGTGGATTCAAACGAGAATGGGAGTTTGACTATCCTGTACTCTCGATACAGGAGACCAATAAGTTACGCGCTTTATGGCACTGGACGCAACCCCGTCCCTTACGTTTTGTTGATCCTTTCACTAGTAATCGTTTGTCAGCCGATGTCTCGACAGGTGGCGGAATTAGTCGAACTACGGCAGCTTTTATACGAACTGGTGGGGATTTAGCTCGAATTGACATTGTTTCCCCTGCATTGCCTTCACCTGTAGGGTCTTACCTTGACTCAGCTATACAATGGACAGTGCCCAACCTAACTAGCGGGATCTTGCTGTTTGATGATTTTTTGACAAAGTACATTCCGTTACGTGATTTACGTCCCCTTACCTTAAAAATGCAAGTGAATGGAACAGGTAGTGTTCAGGCATTGATTCGACCGCGTAACCTAGCGGGGGTTGTACAGGCAGATATTCTTGGGTTATCTACTGTGCTCGATCCTGCGTTATGGAAAACTATCGAGGTCACCTATACTCCCTTAGCTGGACATGTATCCTGTGTGGCCGGGCTAGCCCTTTCCTCCGCTGCTGGGATACGGACACCACTAGTAACTGCTATTAAACTAAGTGAGTTGGGGGATGATTGGTCTATAGGCGAAGGAATTGGTAGTATTCTGGTCAGTAATTTTGAATCGCGCTATCTCTCCCTCCATAATTATGATGTTCGGTTCTCTATACAGGAGGTATAATGCAACTTCCTAACGACATCGAATTAGCAACCTATCTTGCTAGTACGTATACTGTAATTCATCATGAATTACTAATTGACTGGGATAGCAACTATTTTGGTAATCAGTACTCAGACATGTCTACTCTGTTCGAGGAGATTACTATTGATCGTAGCTATAAAGGAGCTATTCCGGACGAGCTTAATGTAGTAGAGGGTTATTCGATAGCTCAGATGAAACTCACTCTAAGCGGGCAGCGAGCAAGTGATAGTCTCTCCATTTATGAGTTACTGTCTGCGTGGAACACCGCAAGTCCATTGTATGCTATTGATAAATTAGGCTTATTGGTGCGTTACAGAATGATTGTTCCGGTCTCCGGCGCATCGCGTCTTATAGATCAATTCACAGGGCTTATTCGGAGTGTTGACTTTGAATTAGACGGATCTGTGACAATTACGGTACTAGACTTTATGGATTTATTGAATCAAGTTGTTTCAATGCAGCCGGTTGCAACGGATTCCGCTTATATCCTGTTCGGAACGAAATCTCCCGAGAAACAAAAGTTCAATCTGACCTGGGCATTAGATCAAATTTTTAGACAGTGTGGCCTCTATCAATCGCCGGCCGCCGTTGTGACGACTAGTACTGTAATTGGCTATTTCTGTGCCACACTAAGCGGAGCATGGTTTCCGGAGACTACTAGTATCGGTACTTATAAGTCTATCGACTTTATTATCCCTGCTCCCGCTTTGCCCTTTGTTCCAGGAAAGTACGGCTATGCAGCTAATGGCACAATCAATGGCTATGGGCAGTATAATTTCACACTCGAACATGGTGCCGCGGGAGCCTCGTGGGTTAAGGGACAGACTCAGCAGATGGGCGGATGGGTATTCGGCCCGCAAGCTGTTAATAGCGGTACGGAAACCTATATCTGTGATGTGGTACTAACGGGAGATTTGGCAGCGGCAGATAGGGCTCAGATACAATTACGATTAACGGATGCGGGACAAGTCCAGGCTGTTGTAAAGCAATTCGCTGGCCAGTCTTTCAACTTCTTTTATAATGGTCCGATAATTCCTGGTCCGGCAGCCTGGCATTATGTGGCAATCGGAGTTGAATGGCAAGTAGCTAACTCGGCTATCAAAATTACGTTTAATGTGGACGGTGTGATAACTACAACGTCAGGCTCGACTGCTATGCTCGCTATGAATCCCACTAAGACGTATTCCACCATAATTTTACAATCTAAAATGCCCACGCAGAGTGTTCAATGGTGGAAAACTATTAGTGGCGTATTGACGTGGCCTAAAGATCCTCCAGTATTGTACGGATTGAGCCTGCAAACTGATTTAGGATTAGCCCTAAGCTATCTGAGTCAGATTCCCGATCTCTATTTGGAAAAAGGAACTAGCATCGTCTCCGCTATGCTAGAAGCTGAGTTAGGGGTATTGCACTCACGAGAAAACGGGGTAATCCAGTTTATTAATCGGAAAGCGGTTACAACTTCGCGTAATACGGCCAATCAATTTATTCTAACAGACAATGACCTAGCTAGTCTAAGTCAACATCTCAGGCAAGATTCGTTTGTTAGTCTATTAACAGCGGAAAGCTCTTTGTTTGTTCTGTTACCTAAAACTATCTATAAATCAGCAGATCCGGCTCAATTCATTGTCCCGGCAAATACTACTAAGAGGTATTATCTAAATACAGATGACCTGCATAACTATCTTGATCTCTATCCGCCATTTATCAATCCTTGGACTCCAGACACGATTAATCATGGATTCCACGTAACAAGAACTAGTGATGGCACTATTCCTCCAGGAGTAAATATACAGCTTATACCGTTGACACAACGACAAACAGCGGTAGACGTTATCAATACTAGTTCCGATGAAATCCAGATAGCTACTGCCACTGATATACCGGCCCTGCACATTCAAGGAAATGTATTAAGTCTGTATTCAGAAGCGTCGACTTCCTATTCAAACGCACAGACTGCTAAAGGAGGTCAGCCTTTAGTGTTAGCTAGAAATGATTGGCGTACGCACGAATTGTCAGTTAATGAAATAGCGCAATCACTGCATACTGACGTTGGACAAGCCATTCCTGTTATTGATCCTGTAGAGGTAAGATGCGATCCTCGGTTACAACTAAATGACCTAGTCCAGATTAATTCACAACGGATAGGAATAATTTCAACGGCGGTTCTCGGTTATAAACGAATTGTCAGGAAAAGGGAGCATCCGACAGATACTCTTACATTACGTCCTTTAGTAGCCCCCGGACACTGGTTGCTCGGACACCCTGGTGGATCTGAATTAGGCGTGACTACGAAACTCTCTTAGAATGGAGTACAGCTATGACTTTTCCCTATAACTTTCCTCTCAATCGGTTTGTTGACGAGCAACTAGTAAGTGACGTACATATGAACCCACTTTCCGACGCCATTAACTATCCGCCTAGTCTCTTAGTCGAGAGAACTACTGCACAATCTATTGCCGTCGGGGCAACATCATGGAAAAACGTCTCATGGGAAACAGCGCCTATCAACAATGATACAATGTGGGTAATTGGAAACCCTACAGCTCTTAGCTTTAAACGTTCCTATACTGCGCGGATCGTTGCTAAGGTTCAATGGGCTGCAACATTAACTACAGTTAAATTAGAGCTGCAAATCCTCAAGGCACAGGGTAGCATTCCTCTTGGATATACTTCCATGCTAGGCACAACGGATGCCGGGGGTTCAGCTCAGCTACTCGTCAGTAAGCCGCATGCCTTTGTCACTGGTGATTTTGCATTAGTCCGAATTAAACACAGTGATACCGTCGCTCGAAACCTGATTATAACGGAGGATAAGTGCTGGGCAGATGTTGCGTACCTCCATTCTGGGGCTTATGGAACGGCATGACTTGCGGCCAGACACTTACTGTGCTAGGCTGTTTCTATCCACCCGCCAAGGAAGGAAAAAGAAATGGCTGCCCGAACCCGCACCCGTAAGCCTGTGAAGCCTGAGGCTCCCGAGACTCCCGTTGTCGAGATCGAGGGAGACGGGGCTGTTAGCAACGTCGACCCCTTGGACGATCTCGATAACGAGACTGACGCGACTGAGCCCGACTCTGACCTCTTTGATGATGACGATGGGGACGACACAGACGAGGATGGTCTCGACTTGGAGGATGATGGGCTGGATGGGGACGAGGATGGGGACGAGGATGGGGACGAGGATGGGGACGAGGATGGGGAGGGGGACGACTCGACTGGTGAGACAGACGAGGAATACATGCAACGCTTGTTAGAGGCCCTTCGCCAGGAAATGGGGGTAGTCATGGAAGCCCGCGTGCTCGAACACATTCTAGGGGTCGCCGATTTCGTCAATGATTTTCGTCGGCGCCACCTGGCAGAGTAAGAGCCACGCTCGACAGGTCTCCCTCGGTCTGCGGTTCGGACCGGGGGATTCACCTGTTTGGGGTATTGCCCGTATGTCTGGCCGTCAGGCATACTAGAGGGATGAGTCAACTTTTACGGGCCGATAAAAAGTATACAGGCGTCTATTATCACGGGGATATTGAACTATGGACGACTAGTAGGTGTGCAGCGCAGCTCAACTATACTAGTGCCTTCGCTGTTTCCGTGGTGGATAAGACCATGCGTCGACGGGGATTTAAGCCATACACCCGATTACCGGGACGTACCGGGGAGAATCTTTGGCGCGCTAATCAAGTTTCCACACTTAGACCTGCCGCCACCCAGTAAAGGAATCCGCCATGAGTGCAAATGATGAATACCCTGTCCTTTCCCTTTCTATTCTGGACAAGGAGAGACGCTATACGCGAGCTACAGCCGATGCTGTTCGCGTAGTAACAAATAGGCAGGATAGTTGGCTAGAGGATAGGCTTAGTGAATTAGGCATGTCAGTGGGCCGGAGGAAATGGAATCGTAAGTGGGTCACGGATGAATACGTGACGGGCGTTCGGCAAGGAAATCAGGGAGGACGATAGACAAAGCTTCCGCGACGGAATGCACTACCGCCCATTGTCCGCCTGCCAATTGTATCTTCTCTCCGATGTATTCCTGTCGGGGAGAAGTTTTATTCCCGGGCAATTTCAATTCGAGACCGAAAAATCGACCTTGATAGCAGACTATGAGATCAGGTAGACCAGCTACCATATACTCACTGCCATGCACTTTGAATACGAATGCTCCGCACTGGCGTAGAGCTTTTTGAACTTCTCGGCTCAGTCTCGTTTCTGTCATAGCTGCCCTGTCCTCAATAGAGAGGGCGGTCCCCCACCCTTATGTACGGGTGTGTCTGAACCGGAGCCGCATCCCATCCGCCAAGTAGGGATGGTCTCAACTAGTTCAGCGTACATAGAGGGGAAGGCAGGGGACCGCCCTCGGCTAGCATAGCACTTACATATCGTCCAAATCCAACTCCTCTAGCTCATCGTCGGACACGGAACCATCTGAGTCCCCCACTAGCTCACCGTCGATAATGTCGTCTACGGGCTCTGCCGCGCGAGCTGAGCGCGTCCCTGAGCGGCCGGACGAGCGTTCCCCTGACCCGTCCTTACGGGCGGCCGTCGCAGGCTCCTCCTGGACGTCTGAGACAGGGAAAACAGCGTCGATACTACTCCCCTTCCGGCCCTTGTCAGCTTGATACTCATCGTCTACTAGCGTGACTCCAATCTCCCGGCCGCATAACTTAGTCGGATCGAACCTAAATTGCTTTGTTGGCATTTCCTTGCCGATAGCCGTATAGAG